TTTTAGAAGGCCAGCTTATAACAGACCCTCAAAAGGCTAAAATGTTACATCAGCAATTAATTGACCAAGCTATGCAGAATTATACTAAAGAGATTGGAGAAATGGAAGAGGCTGGAATGGACATGGAAGCAATAGAGTCTGTAAAGCCTAAAGAAATTCAATTTAAAGAAATAACCTTTCAAGACTTAATAATGCAAAAACAAATACAAGTTGTAAGGATTACTAGTAAAAAGGTCAAACAATGTGTAATTATAGGCGATACAAAATTATATTCAAGGATTTTACCTTTAGATAAATATCCTATAGTGCCTATTATGAATATACATACTAGAACTCCTTACCCTGTTTCTGATGTTAGAATGGTAAAAGGATTACAAGAGTATATAAATAAAACACGCTCTTTGATAATAGCTCATGCTACTACAAGTACAAACACTAAAATACTTGTTCCTGAAGGTAGTGTTGATATGAAAGATTTTGAAGAAAGATGGGCTCAACCTGGAGTAGCTATTCCTTACGACCCGACAGATGGAGCGCCTATGCCTGTTCAGCCAACTCCTCTTTCAAATGAATTATATCAAAATGAAACTACTGCAAAAGCAGATATTGACCATGCTTTAGGATTATATGAAATGATGATGGGAAATAGTCAAGCTGCTCCTCAAACATATAAAGCTACTATAAGTATTGATGAATTTGGACAAAGGAAGATGAAGTCAAAGCTTGCTGATGTAGAGGCAGCTTTAACTAGAATCGGTCAATTGGCTATACCTTTAATGCAACAGTTATATACTAGTGAAAAGATATTTAGAGTGATACAACCTAACAACTCTTTAAGTAAATATGTTATTAATAAAAAATTAGTAGATGATAAAACTAAAGAAATAAAGGTTATCAATAATATTACTATAGGCAAATATGATGTTATAGTTGTAGCAGGTTCTACGTTACCAAGTAATAGATATGCAGAGTTAGAGTTTTATATGGATGCATTTAGCAAAGGATTGATAGATAGACAAGAAGTTCTAAAGAAAACAGAAGTATTTGATATGGAAGGCGTTTTACAAAGAACTGATACTATAGAAAAATTACAATCGCAATTAAAAGGAGCTCAAGAACAAATTAAGAAGCTCAAAGGCGATATGCAATCTAGAGATAGAGAAGCAGTTAATTTAAGAAAAAGAATTGAAGTTGAGAAGTTTAAAGGAGAACTTGATGGTGTTGGTAATAAAGCCAAAGCAGCAGGGACTATATATGAAAAACGTCTTGACGATAGTTTAGCTACCATAAAGCAGCAAATAAGAGATGCTGCAAAACAAGTCGGCTCACCCTCTAAAGGTGGCAAAGAGGCAGCCAAAAGGAGAAAGAAATAATGTCAGAAGAAAATATACAAACGGACACCCCTCAGCAGAATACTAATGAACAGCAATACCAAAGTTTGGAAGAGGCTGTATTTGGTACAGAGGGCTCTGAAGCGAATATTTCAGAGGCTTTTACGACTGGTGAAGAAAGTGCACCTACAGCTCCACAAGGACAACCTGTAGAAAACACTCAAGAAGGTCAAGCGGAAGAAACAGTTAGCAATGATACAAAGAGGTATCAATATTGGCAATCTCAAGCTGATAAACTACAAAATGAATTAACTGAAGTTAAAAAACAGCAGAATCAACAAGTAGTGCAACAGCAACAAGTGCAACAAGAACCTCAACAAACAGAGCAACAGTCTTTTCCACCACCTCCTCCTAAACCAGAAAGACCTAGAAGTTTTAATAGAGAAGAAGGTTATAATGACCCCTCTAGTGAAAGTGCTAGGTATTTAGATGATGTAGAGAGTTGGCGAGATGATATGAATGAATATAATAGCTTAAAGTCTGAATATAGCGCAGCAATAGTTCAAGAAAAATTCCAAAATATGGAAAATGAAAGAGTTCAAGCTGCACAAAGATTTCAAGCTGAGCAGCAAAAAACAGCAAAAATCAATCAAGTAAAGGAACATGTAATGGGACATTACGGGATGGATAATGCTCAAGCTGATGATTTCATGACAAAGATGTCAAATCCTAAATCATTAACAATCGACAATCTTGTTAGATTGTACAGATTGCAAAGTAATCAAACTCAAGGGCAACAAGCAGAAGCGCCAAGTGATTCTTTCACTCAAACGCAAAATGCTCAACAAATACCTTCCCCTATGGGAGTTATGCCTGGAGAGTCTAGTAATGATGCAAGAAGTGCAGAAGATAAGATTATGGATACAATGATAGGGAATTTTAACAGTAAAAACCCTTGGAAGTAATTTAATCGCCCTACCCGAAGGTCTACCAAGACAGCTGAGGACGGGCTAAATAAGGATGGAACAAAATGGGAACATTTTATTCAGGTCAAGCTGGTAACGATGTCGCCTCTAGTGTTGATATTAACGATACTAGACGTAAGTTTAACTTTGGCGAAAGAGTTGCAGAGCTTGCACCAGTACAAAGTCCATTCTTCGTATATTTATCGAAGGTGGCAAAAAAAGCTACTAATGACCCTGTGTTCAAGTTTCTTGAGCAAAGACATCAGTGGCAAAGACGTAACTTCGAAGTTCATTCAACTGGAGCTGATGTATTAGCAGATGCTTCTCAAATAACAGCTAATGGTAGTAATACTTTAGCTGCAGGAGAAGATTTGCTTTTAACTTGCAATTATGACGAATATGGCAAGATAAGCAGCGGTTCGAATTGTAACTTCGTAATACCTGGAACAGTATTAGCGCTTAAAGCTGATGATGGTAATGTTTACAGATTTAAAGTAGCAGAAGACGCAGTGCAATTAGCAAGCGGAACTGGTACTTATTCTGCAACATCACCTGCTCAAGGTGAAATTTATCATGAAACAGATACTGGTATCACTACTGTATCTGCTGAAGCTTTAATCTGTATAGATACAGTGCCTGTTGACACAGCTATTTCAGCTGGTAACAAAGGTCAAGTACTTGGCAGTGCATGGGCTGAAGGAACAGATAGTCCTGTTGGTTGGGAAGATAAGTTATATGACAGAGAAGGATACTGTCAAATCTTCAAAACTGGTATGAATATCTTTTCTGGAACAGCTTTAGCTACTGAATACAGAGGTATTGCTAATGAGTTTCAAAGAATATGGCAAGATAAGTTAATGGAACATAAAATGGATATTGAGCATGCAATGTTATTTGGTGCTGGTTCTACGTATAATGACCAGTCAACAAGTGCTCCTTTAAGAACAAGTTGGGGTATTTTACCTTATACTGAATCTTTTGGAAAAATCTATAATATGTCTTATAGCTCATCTGGTTATGATGCGTTTTTAGATGCGATGGAAGATTTCTTCGCTCCTGAATCTGGTAATAGTGGTAATAAGCTTGTCTTGGCTTCAAGAAAAGTAATTACATACTTAAACAAATTAGGTAGTGGAAGTTTCTTAAATAATTCTGTAGGTTCTTCTCAGTATAGACTAGATGTAAATAATGTACCTGGTGCTTTTGGGCATACAGTAACAATGGTAAATACCATATTTGGTAACTTGCACTTTGTTGCAGAGCCTTTATTAAGAGGACCTTGGGAAGATTATTGCATTGCAGTAGATATGAAGAATGTAGCTTATAGACCACTTGTGGGTAATGGTGTTAGTCGAGACACCTTCATTGAAACTAATGTACAAGACAACGGCGTTGATGGTAGACAAGACCAAATCATCACTGAAGCTGGATTGGAAATTAGTGTACCTGAAACTCATGCAATTCTTAAGTTTTCTTAAGGTAGGAGGATATTATGGGATGGACTAAAACGACTAAGGGTAATTCTATGCTACTTACAGAAACTGTTACTATTGCGGATTCAGGTGGTGCAAATGCAACTTATATTCCAACTTCAGTAATTCCTAACGATTTACTTGACTGGGAAGATAAGAAGTTTGCTGTGACTTTAAAGGTAACAGAAACTTCTAATACTGATGGTGATGTTGATGCATATGTGCAAACTTCTGCCAATGGATTAACAACAGGAGATGTTGTGACTCCAGGCAGTGGTGCTCACCCAAATTGGATAAATTCAGTAACTCTAAACTACACTATAGATACATCTGCTGCAAGCGTTGCTTCGTTAGAAGCTGATTGCACAGATATTTATGGTCCTTTTATGCGAATCTGGTTATTTACAGATGGTGCAGATATTGAGGATGGTTGTTCTATTGAAGTATCAATAGCAGGAGTTGTTGGAACTGAGCAATCAGGGATGGAACAATCTGATATTGGTGGTATAGGTGCTGACCCATCTTAATAAGTGGTTAGTTTAATTAATCGTAGATGGGGAGTTTCGGCTCCCCTCTACACAACATGGAGATTTAAATGAGTGATTTAACAATAACAGAAGGAGGAGTTGCCGTAGCTAAAAAAAGTGCTGGGGAATTTCTTACTGCTGATAAAAAGTTGAATCAGATGAGAGCTAAAACTTTTAATGTTACAGCTACTTTAACTGGAGATGGTACCGTTGGAGATGTGATGTTTGTCGCTACTAAAATAGAAAATGCAGTTGCTGTAAAAGGCGGCGCATGTATGCTTCAAAGCGTTTCATGTGTATTGACAGATAATGCAACAGATGCTTCTGGAACAGGTTCTAATACATTAGGAAGTTTTAAACTAGTATTTACATCCAATAGTCAAGTATTAGGGGCTGTAAGTAATCCATTGGCAGATAGAGTAGTAGACGGTGGTGGTACTGGTAATATTGATAATTGGAGCAGAGCTGTTTTAGATGACACTTTCGCAATAGTAGATGTTGCTAATATTATCGATATGGGAGAACTATCTGTTGGAAGTCTTGCTAATATAGGGGCTATAGGACAAGCTGAATCTGATTCTAGAGATTTATATGTCTGGGGAATAACAAATTCTACAGACGATTATAATGGTGCTACATTAAGTTTAAAAATAGGTTTAATACAAGATTAGTGTTTTCTCCTGTTTCAAATATTAATAATCCAATAAAACGTCAATCTACTTTAATACTTGACGGAACTGATGATTACTTAAATACAGGTATTGGTGCAATAGGCACAGCTGGAGGAGGTAGTCATACTATATATGCTAGAGTCAGAGGAAATGGTTATGTAGGTGGATATAACCAAACAACAGTAGGAACTATAGTATATAACTTACTTAATAAAATATTTGTCTTTTTTAATGCAGCTCAAAACATGTATACATCGTGGGAGAATATTTACGATAATGCTCAAACAATACCTGCTTATAATGCTTTAGGAGGTACTACAGCTGGTGGAGAAGGCTGGGTAAATGTTGTAGTTTCTTTAGATTCAAGCGATTGGGCTTCGTCTGTTTGTTATATAAATGGGTATAAAATAAAAGAATCTATTAATAATGGCTTAGGAGGAACAGCAGATAATGCTGCAGGTGGTTATAGTATTGGAAGGATTGGGAGTACATATTGGAATGGAGGTTTTTCAGAATTTGCTTATTATGATAGATTTCTTACTGATGCTGAATGTATATCTTTATGGAATAATGGACTTCCTTATAATCATAATGAAGGGCCTCTTGCTGGGAATTTAGATGCTTGGTATAGATTTGGAGATGATGAAAATCATTCAATAGCTTTTGGAAGTCAAGTAGGTAATTTTATTGAGGATTCAGCAAATCCAGGCTTTGGAACTGATACAATAACTAATGGTAGATTTGCTGCTGATACAGATTGGAATAAGGGTGATTTTACTATTGGTTCTGGAGTAGCGACTGTTACAACTGATGGAGGAAATCAATATATTCAGCAACTTAATTTATGGTCAAATAATGCTAATGACGGAAAGGTACTTGAATTAAAATATGAAGTTGTAACAAATACTGATAATATTGCCTTAAAAACAGGAGCTTTTGGCTCTAATGATGTTACTAGTAATGCTCTTACTTTAACCAGTACTGTTGGGGAGCATACAGCATACTTATTCGTTAATGGAAGTAATGATGCAGATTCATTGACTTTATGGTGCAATCATACTGCAGGAGAAACTTTGACTATAGATAGTGTACAACTAAGAGTTTCTAGAGGTTTTCCAGCATATATACAATCATTAACAGCTTCTAATTTTAGTGGGGAGCAAATGAATGTTTCGTAATAGAAATTGGGTTATAGTAAATTATAATGATATTAATGATGAAATGATTCAAAATGCTATGCAAATTTCAAAAGATAGCTTGAGAAAAAGTTTAGATGGTACAAAAGGTTTATTAAAGTGGGAAGGTCAAACTCCTTCATGTTTTGAGGGAATGACTATTTATAATCATTCAGAAATTTTAGAAATATTAAGTGGTTCGGAATGGACTGAAGAAAGAAATTTAGATTTAGGAGGTTAAATGGCTTGGAAGAATATACATAGGACCATAGGAGGCAATGGACAAATAACAGTAGAGACTGGCTATTATGAAGAAACTATCAATCTTTTAAATTGGAGTGATGCAGCTAATAATGGCAAATCAGCCTATACAAGCCCTATACCTGTTTCAGCAGATAAATATATGACTGTTTTGATGTATTTTTCTGATGATGTAACAGGAGATACAAAAATTCATGTAGAGCAGAGTCATGATGGAACTACATGGATTGGAGCTGCTCAATCTGGAACAACTGCAATGAGTACAGCAGATTTTACTGGAGGTACTAATATATCTGTATTAGCTATGATTGATGATGGCTCTCAAACAGAAAATACTACTGGTTATTATTTTATATACGACCCTGAAACTCATGGGTCAAGTAGATATGTAAGATTTGGATTTGCAGACAACGGAGCTGCAAATGATAGTGGAGAGACCGTTACATGGAGAATATTTCCACATTAATTGTTAATTAACAAGGAGTAAGAATGGCAAAAGAAGAAGTAGGTAAACAGAGAATCCATATAGATTTGGTAGGTGCTACTAATATGGGTACTTCTATGGCTAAGATGGGAGTTAGTAAGCCTAAAGCTAGTAGTAAGCCTAAACAAAAAGCAGTTAAGACTGTTAGTAAGACAAAGGCTTATGAAGCATCGCAGAAGAGAAAATCTGAAAAAAAACCACAAAGACCACCGGAGAAACCTAAGGGACCAGGTGAAGTGGCAAAACCACCAAAAGAAAAGAAAAAACCTTAGGTGGCAAAGAAGAAAAAATTGGCGAATAGATTTTCTGGGAGTTTCGGGAATGCGTGGCATGGAGCTATAAAACCCGATACTCGCAGAAAGTTAAATTTGAAGAATAAAAAGGGTAAATAATGGCAACAATGGCTCAAAGAATAACAGACCTTATAGGTAGTGATTATAGCACTATTGCAACTAATACTGCTGATGATATATTAAATTCAGCAATAGCTGAAATGGCTGATTTATTACCAAATGAGTTGTTAATCAAATATGCCCCAAGTCCTACTATTTTGAATAATAGTCCAACTTCATGGACTGCAGTAGAAGGAAAAAAGATATTACAAGTAATAAGACTTGACGCAAGTGGTGGTAAATATAGAGAATGTCAACCATTAGAGAAACATCATTTTGATGCTGCAACTGATACAGATAGTTTATATTTAGCGACAAAGCACACTCCTGTATATACTTTATATAATAATGCAGGAACAACTACTTTGTACGTATCTCCCACTACTACTGCTGATGAAACAGCAAGCATTTATTATTTTGAATATCCAACTTCAGACCAAACAGGTCAAAGTACTATAACTGGATTACCTAATGAAGTTTTACATGCTGTTGCGTTAAAAGCTTCTATAGGTATTTTGCAGGCATATATAAGCGATTGGGTTCAAGATGAAGAAGACCAAGAGATACAAAATATGTTGAACAACCAAATAGTTACTTTGCAAAATTTATATACCCAGGAAATTGCTAGGTTTACTGAAGAACAATCTGTACCTAGAGGAGAATAAATGAAGCTTAAACAACTAATAGAAATGGTTCAACAGCATCATCCTAAAATGGGAGAAACTGAAATTAAAAAGTATCTCAATTTGGCAAAAGATGATTATTGTGAACAAACTAATATTTACAAAAAGACAGATACTTCTATTACAACGTCAAATGGGACTAGATGGTATACAATCCCAAGTGATTTAATGAAAATAGAAGAGGTGTACTATAACGATGTTAAAATTCCTAGATTACAAGGGAATCCTAAAATAAACGATGAGAGTTAAGTATGGCAAATAAACAAAGAATGTATTTTATAGATACTCACACAGCAGGAGAAAAACTTGCTATTGTTGAGAAAGTGACTAATGCAACTACAGTAGATGGACAAACTTCTGATTATCAGACTGTTTCAGAAGCAAAAGCTGTAAAAATAAGAGGCTCATTTAAGTTACCTGATTTGTCTAATATGACAGATGAGTGGACTATTCCAGAAAGATTTCATGAGGCAATAGCAAGTAAAGTTATAGCTAGGGGCTATAAGGACCCAAGAAATATGGATTTACAAGCATCACAAGTTTTTGACCAAGAGTATGAACTTGGAGTCAAAAAAGGTAAGAAATGGGCAAGGAGCAATTACCAGACTACTGGACAAATTAGACCTGTGGATTTTTAATGGACTGGTTAACAATATTAGAACAATATGGTATTCCAGTAGTAGTAGCAATAGCTTTTGGATTTTTTATATGGAAACAAAATAAGTTCATACAGGATGAATTACAAAAAGAATTAAGGGAATCCTTTACTAGGGTTGAAGGCATTATAGTCAAGTTAATTGACCAACAAAAGAAGATGCAGTTAGAACAAAAAGGCATCGAGCAAAGTTATAGAACTCTTGTTGAGGTAATTGCCAAATTAAGTGGGAATGGCTTGCGAGATAAATTTTTAAGAATGCAGGAAAAGAATGAAAACAAAAAATATTAACGATTATAGAGAGGGTGTGATGACACATCTTATGTATATAAAAGAAAAAGTAGATGCTAATTTCGAGCATCTAGAAAGAGTTAATGGAAGACTAAATAAAGCAGAGAATGATTTGACTAAATTAAAAGCAGTTGGTTTGACTTTGTTTAGTATTTTAACAATAGCAATTAGCTTAGTGGGCGTATTGCAGTGACAGAATTAGGTGCATTTGTTTTGGGTTTTATTGTGTTTTTCACAATAGGGTTATTAATGTACCGAGGAGAACTTTAATGATACAGGCAATTATAGTAAAGGCAATTATAGGAAAAATAATGAGCGCTATTGAAAAAGCAGATGATAAAAGAATTGCAAGTAATCATGAAAAAAGAATAAAAAAATTAGAAAAAGATTCACATCCAAGAGCAGATTGGATATGTATGGATTGTGGATGCAAGGCTAAAAAAATAGAGAAACCAACTAGGAGAAAATAATGGGAAAATTATTAGGCACATTAGCAACTAAAATATTTACTCAAAAAGTATTGATTGCTATTGTTTTAAAGCTGGGAGAATGGTTAGTAAAAAGAAGTGAAAATGACCTTGATGATAAAATCTGGGTAGAAGTGACCAAAGCTTTAGAATCTAATGACTAGTTTTCTAGGTTATAGACTTGTAATAGTATCTGATTTAGTTGATAAGACTAATGGGAATTTGACTAAGAAGTTAGTCTCATATATTGAAAATGTATATGATGAAATTCCAGAAGAGTGCCCTCATTGCAAATATGATGTAATGGTTGGAGTTGAAATAATGGGAGCTTGTTCAGGCACATTACTATGGGAATGCGAAGAATGCTCAGAAATGTTCTTAAAGTACGATATTAAAAAAACGGAAAAAGAACTTCAAAAAGCAAAAGAATGTTGGACTAATTGTAGGGACTGGGGGTATGTTCCTCGAAGGAAATTCAATTAAAGGTCTTTTGAATGAAAAAAAAGAAAGATGGAGTACTAAAGCGAGCTATAGTAACTCCTGATAAACACGCGCCTATACACGATAAGGCAGCGATAAATGTAGTAAAACAAGCAATAGAGCTTGTAAAGCCCGATATATATATAGATTTGGGCGATTTAGGAGAATTTGGAAGTGTATCTCATTGGCAATGGAAACGTAAGAAAAAACCACCATTAGAGTACATTATGCCTAAAGTAGATGCAGATATTAAAGGTGTCAATGATTTGTTGGATGAAATTGATGAATCATTAGACAAGGTTAAGTGTAAGGAAAGACACATATGTGCAGGGAATCATGATGAGTGGCTAGATAGATTCGTAGAAGAGCATCCTTATTTAAAAGGGTACCGTTTCGAACAAGCATGTAAGTTCAAAGAACGGGGATACAGGTATCACCCTCCAGGTGAATATCTCAAGATAGGAAAGCTCTATTTTTATCATGGGCATCATTTTGGTGGACAATACCACGCAGCGAATCATCTAAGGAAGTTAGGTGCCAATATAATATATGGTCACCATCATTCCCTGCAACAGGATAGTGTGACTTTTATGGATGGACCTAAGTCAGCATGGTCACTTGGATGTTTGAAAGATATGAGCTCTGAAAAGAATAAATGGTTAGGTGGTAGACAGCATAAATGGGCACATGCATTTGCAATAGTAGATTATTACAAAGGTGGTAGGTTTACTGTAGACATAGTGCAAATAATAGATGGGAGGACAACAGTATGGGGAAAACTTCTGGATGGGAATACATAGTAATAGTTCCAGACAAGTATTGGACATCTTCTCTATCTAATATAAAATGGATAACAAAGGAGAGTAATGCCAAGACAGTTAAAAGAAATAAAGGAGTTTAGTTCAGGTATAGTATCTAATCAAGATGCTAAAGATTTGCCTGATAGTACTGCTACATTTTCTTTAAATATAGACCCTATGTCTAAATTAGGGGAACTTGATTCTATTAAAAGTGAAAAATTAATAGGAGCCTTATCTAATAGTATAGTCACATTTGACAATTCAATCCAATGGGGAACAGACACAGGTACTGATGAAAGTCTTCAAAGTACCGATGGTTATAACAACTCTCAAATAGTATTTAACAATCTAGAAGCATTTGACAATCAATCAGAAGCATATATAAAAGCAATAGGAAAAGAAGGCACTTTAGAAACTTTACACGTTAATGAGATAGAACCTGTATGGGCTAAATTAATGGCAAGTTCTTCAATCAATGCTAAATTCAAACCTTCTACTGCTTTTGGACAAGATAGTGATTATGTAACTTATAGTGAAAATACAAATGATTTTGGAGCAACTGCTACAGTGACTC